CGAACGGGTTACATCAACTCCACCAAGCTCCTGATCCAGTAGGTTTTGAGCAAATGCCTCTTCCTGAAGAGAAACATCGTTCTTGCCATCAGACCTCAGCCAGTCCGCATAAGCTCCGTGACTGATGTACTCCTGCCACTCTTCTGGGATGTTCGTGCTTACACTGGTATAAGGGCCATCCCAATCCTTCTTGTAAGTGATGTAGGCGGATGCTGTTGAGCTATTGGTGTCTCCAACAACCGCCGCACCAGAATTAGTCACGTAAAACTCAAGCTCAACCGATGAGTTCAGATAGAAGGGCTGATAAACCTTATGTACTCGGATAAACTTATCAATCGTATCTTTACCAGCTTGGGTAAATGGAACAATGTTGCTGTTCCAAGTAGCTGTTCCATCTCCCGTACCGGCTCCAGTAGCCACAAACACAACCCCAACGGTGTTGCTTGTAGCCCCAACAGCTACCCAATTGGTGCTGCCAACGGTCAAAATCGTATAGGTGTAGCCAACAACCAAAGCCGTAGCATTTACCGTAGTGGACTGATAGTTACGCAGTTCACCAACAACCAACCATCGCGGCCAGAAGTCCGACGCCTCATACGCCATCCTAGCCCGCCGATTGATGTACTCGGTGATTTGCGTCTGAGCATTGGCATCTGGACTGGGAATGCCAGCCAACGCCTTAATGCGGTTGTAAATGGAGGTGTAGGTGACAGTACCCATTAGAGTTTGTTAGGAGCCAGATGAGGAAACTTTTTCTGGTAGTCCTTAATAAATCCACGGTCGTGCATGGCTTCATGGCCGTACTTCTTGCGGATATTAAACCATTCCCAAGCAGGAGTTACCGCTACACAACGCAGACTCTTAAAGCCAAACTTCTGAGCCTTCTTTATCTTATCTACTTCCTGCGCGCAAATCTTCTCCCGCTCTCCTTCCCAAGCCTGTTTAAGAGCAATTCCAGTAGTAATCTCCCGCATCAAAGCGCGATGAATCTCTCCATCGGAATACTTCGGGAATGACGTAATGATGTTCATAAAAAAGCCCGTGCGGCATTGTACCACACGGGCTTTCGTTTAAGTCAACTAATATTAGGAAACGGCGGTAATCTTGCCGTGAGCCAGCGGCGACATGACCTGAAGGGTCAAAGCCGCATCCACAAAGCCCTTCTCACCACCACCCGCATTCGGAACACGGGTCGAACCCACGCTCAAAAGCTCGGCCACGCCGATGTAGTTGGGGTTGATGAGGTAGCCACGGGACGAATCCGGCAAGCAGACCGGGTTGCCATTGACCACCGAGATAAGACCGAAGTCGCTATCATAGGTGTTCACCGACAGGGTGACCTGCTTGTCGTCAGCCATCTGGTTGACATGGTAGACGTTCTCGGACGACTGACCATCCGAACGGGCAAAGCCGCTGATCGTACGACGCAGGGTCGTACCAGCAACGAGCGTCAGCGCATCCACATTGCCGGTCTGGCTGAAGATGGAGGCGACAAGACCGTTGAACACGTTCTCCGTCAAGGTCGTACCAGACGAGTTGATCGACGCCGTGGGCGTACGGTAGGCAGACGGAACATCCGCACCGGGCGTGTTGGACAGCCACAGACCCAGACCGCGCATCTGGTAACGTACCGAAGCGCCATCCTCAGCCGAACGATCATTGTCCGAGCAGATGGTCTTCTCAACGTCACGCTTCAGTTCACGGATGGACTTGGCCTCAGCCTCAGCGAGACGAGCCGGACCAACGGACTCAACAGCCTGCTGAAGCTGGCTGACCATGTAGTCACGCCGGAACAACTGGATGTAGTTGCCAAGACGCGCACGGTTGGTGAACTTGTCCGTGTAGGACGAGATGTCCGCGCCTTCCTGAATACCAGTGGTAGACGGGGTGGCGAGCGCATCAACCGTCCACTCATTGAAGGTGGCGGTAGCTTTGCTCTTGGCGGCCAGAGAGAGAACCGGAGTCTCCTCAGGAGCCAGAATGGTCAGAACGTCCGTGAGGTCCTCACGGTTGGAAATGGCCGAAGCATTCGTGCCATTGGTTTTATTGTAGGTAGCTGAAAAAGCCATGATAGTTAGAATTTAGAATGTTGAAGAGCACGGATAGCTTTGAAGTCCTTATAACTCCCGCTCTTGTTAAAGCGGGTGGAAAGGTCGTTCAGGGCCTTCGACTGACGGGTCTCAGGCTTTGAGGATTCTGCGCCTTGAGAAACCACAGGACTCGGGGGAGATAGTCGGGCTGCTGGTTTTGTCTCAGCAGGACGACGCGCATACAGGCTATTAGCCGCATGGGCAAGCAGGTAGGGTAGTTGAGGTGCCAAGTCGGGCAATGCCTTTTCTACAGCTTTCAACTTGGGGTCACTAATCAACACTTCATACTGCTTGCGGACATCATTGTCCTCTCCCTGTAGCCAAGAAAGCTCTGTTTTAGCTTTCTCACCCAGAGCTTGTTTTAGCTCTGCGCGATTTTTGGCCAGTTGAATCTGCTTTCCCTGATCGGGAATGTAGACATCCCTAGCCTTTCGCGCACGCTTAACAACCTCCCTGAGTTCGCGCTTGGTGTATTCCCTGCCGTTTTCGTTCGTCACAACGTCTTCGGCAGCTAGGTCTTCGGCCCTGTCGAGCCGCTCCTCAGCCCATTCCATCACCTCCGTAAGCTCTTGATATTTTGCATCAAGGTCTTCCTTTGAGTTGATGTTGGCGTACGGGTTATTGCTAACCTTCGCCTCAAATGAGGATTCCTCACGCTTGGCAATCTCTGCTTTCAGAGCAGACACTTGTTCCTCAGCAGCTTTACGTTTAGCCGTCAATTCCCCAAATCGGGCGACAGCTTTGCTACCGAGCTTCTGTGCAAGCTCCTTAAGCTCCGATTCACTCATGGATTCCAAATCGTAATCCTTTGAAAGAACCTTTTGTTCCTCTTCGGGCTTTGGTTCCTCAGGACTTGGCTGGGGCTCTTCTTGCCGTGCCTCCTCCTTCGGTACTTCTGGCTCGTCGGGAACCACCTCTTTAGGCTGTTCCTTCGGCTCTTCAGGCGAATTTGGCACCTTCATAGCCTCCGTCATAGCCTTATACCGCATAGCGATGAGCTCGCTATTTGATATGTTCTTAGCCACAGGTTTTTGGTCGGCTCCTGCGTTAGCCGATTGGACTTCGTTTGACATTATGGATGCCGTCTTTACGCCACGGGCATTGCGAAGCCCGTATTGTAAGGCATCCAGAAGTTAAACCGGCAATCCACTCATCTTACGCATACCTCTCTTTATGAGCAGGTCTTGGTAGTTGCACAGCGTAAGAATCTCATCATACACCTGTATCTTGCCGCTAATCTCACGGATACGGCCATCCGGCGCACGTTGAAGGCTGGATATGGCTAGCTCCTTCCCAGCCTGCACCCAATCAAGAAAGTCCAGAAACTGCTCCCTTTCCCCCAGAAACCTAATCTGTTCTTCTAGGGGATGTTTCTTGGTTCCAAATAAGTTCATTGATTGATGGTTTGGGTTTCCACTCCACCCATCTGGGCGGGGGCTGTACCCAAACGACCAATCTCAGCGTTCTGCTGCTGAGTCAATGCAAATTGATATTGGGCAGTATACTTATCCAGACGGGTGCGGAAGGCTTCATCCTGCTGGAGACGACCCATGACATCAGGCTGGGTGACGTACTGACGTACAACCTCCAATGCAATCTGCGCCCCATTAGGACGAGCACCCACCTCAATGCCAGCGTAAATCTTGGACAGGTCTTCCGTCACCATCTTTACCACCTGTTGTTGGGCCTGTTCAGCCGGTTGCAGGAAGGCATCAGCCATGATGGGATCAATCTGCGTCGCGCTCATTTCAAGCAGCGCATCCACATTAATACGCCCATTGCGGTCTAGTTGCAACAGACTTACAAACTGACCAAGACGGTTCTCAACGGTTTCAGGGTCGTTGTTCAGCACATCAAAGCTAATCTTTATGTCAAAATCTTCATCGGGATTACCCTTATCAAACCGCATGGGATCAGCCACTCCAGTCACACGGAAGAACATCTGCTCAGGGCCAAACCTCTGATAGGACTTGAAGCAAGCCTTCAGAACCTCCTGAGCGTGATGGAGGAACTTATTAACCAGAAACTGCTGGCGAATTTGGCTTACAGGATTGTTGGCATTAAGACCGACAATGTTGTCAGCCGCCTCAATCATCGTCTTCTCCATCTCCACTGATCCCGGATTGTAGGGAGGGGTGGGTCCAAAACTAATCTCTCCCGCACGACGTACAGGGATGAAGCGTCCCGGTCCCCAATCAGTCGGGGGATTGCCCGGCTGGTGCATGATGGGAGGGAGAGTAGCCAGACTGTTACGATCAATGCGGCTGTCGCGTTCAGCCTTCACCTGATCTTGCGGACCCTTCAGAATGTCCGTAAAGGTTTGGACTTCGTACAACCGCTTGCTGTCTTCCGACAGACGGGTGACGACAAACGGATAGTCGTTGTATCCATTCAGAAGCTCATACTTGGCGTACGGTTTGATATCGCCCTGACCAGTGAACTTGGGATTGAACACCGTAACGTAAATACCTTCAGAACCATCCTCCGCATCAATCAGACGATTGAAGCCATAGATGATTTCAACAAGCTCCGTAGCGTCATACTGCTGGCGGTAACGGGCGTATGAGGTTCCACGGGTGCCGTAGACATTCTCTAGATTGTAAGTGTTCACCCCACGGCAATGCTTCACCACATACTCACACCACTCCATATCCCACCCATCGGAAGCCGCACGGGATAAGACCTCCTGTACGGATAGGAATGTTCGATAGAATACGAACGGCGCACGCTGCGGATCAATGCAATAAGACGGGAAGAACACATCCCCATCAGGAGCGCAGGTCTGGACA